GAGTGGCTTTGCGGATCAATTATTCGCCTTGATTTCTATAATTTTCACTTGCGTCTACAAATCCACCGCCGCCAACCCCAGGATCGGCAACACCTCCAGATTGTGGAGGGGAACCAAAGTCGAAATATTGGTTTGTGATTGCCGATACTCGGTTCATCGAAGTGTCCGTAGGATCAACAAGCTGCATAGCAAACTGCCACGCCTGTTGGTTCGTCTTGGTTCCAGAGATTCGATTGTTTAGAATAATCCGCATGCTGGCGCAAGACAGGCCGCAGGTGGCAATGCGAGTCCGTAGCTCACCGTTCCAGTCCTCAGTCAGGCTGATGTTGGTGACAATCCCTGTGTAGCGTTTGAAGAACTGTGTAACCCCGCCTAGAACCAGGATTTGGTTATTGCTATCGAGGAACCCGCGCCAGACCTCGATGCCGCTGCCTTTGATCTGAGCGCCAAGCACGATGATGATGTTTGCCGGGTCAATGCCATTGAGCGAGATTGTCAGGTCGTTGGAAGTCGCTTTGATGTCCTGCTGGACATCCCCAAGCATCAAGAGACTGCCCAAGTTGCTGAAGGTAATGCCGCCAACAGTTACCGGCGCTGCGGCGTTGCAAAAAGTATATGTTGCTGACGGCATTGTCAGCCGGATAAACTCAACATGCCGAATGTTGGGACTATCCAGAGCTTCCATTCTGGTCATGGTGTAATGTTCTCCCTAAAGACAAATGCGCTATCCCACTGGACAAACGCCCCATCAGTCATAGGATTTAGCGTATAGGTGGGGCAAGCTTCCGCAAACACAGGGAAATAAACTGCACTGCCCACCGCTGTCAGGGTTCCTGCGGACGGCGTGCCGATTACCCCTCGATGCAATGTTACGTTGACGGTTGAGCCGGAGCCGCGCAGCACTTGTGCAGCGACTTTGTAAACGTAGGCGCCCAACTGCAAAAAGTCTCCTGCCGCGAACACCACCACGCTTGATGACGCGGCAGGTAAATTGCCCACGCTAATTGTGGTTGCATTGGCTGGCGGGACGCTAGCCAGCGTAAGCGCTGCCGCCTGAGCGCCAGACAGCTGGCCTTGGTACGCGGTGAACCATTGCAGCGTTGTCCCGCTGAATGTGATGTCCTGGGCGAATTCCCTGTCAGAGTTGTCGATTGACTGGATGATGGCCCTGGCCTGGGGATAGTAAAGATAATTGTGCGGCACCACGGTAAACACCCACGGCACAGACGTTAAATACTGCGCGGTGCGGATCTGCCCGCCGCGCGACACTTGCTGCCCCACTGTGCGGCGATTGTTGACGGTCATGGATTGCTGAGCGTCGATGATGGATTGGAAACTCATGACCTGCCTTTCCCGATGGCCAAACTCTTGTTGGCGTACATATTGGCGGCCCACACCGCATTGGAACTGCCCAACAACCGTTGCTCAAAGCTCTTGGTGTCGATGGCGTTGATGTAATTGTTGGTGACGTTGGTTGTACCGCCAAATTTGCCGTTGGAAACAATTGACCCTGCTCCATTGGGCACAAACAGTTCTGGCCCACGCTCGCCGACCAAATGCGCCACGCCAGAACTCACCGGGCCACCATTGGCTCTGGGCTCGCCAAATCGAGCAGACCCTAACGCATATGGGCTTACGGCATCAGCCACGAGCGAAGTGCCGCCAGTGGCGTATGCCGTTATGCCTTTTACTAGCATGGAAAACAATCCGGTTGCGCTGGCCTTGAGCTGGATCGCTACCAAGTCGCGCATGATGCTCCCAACCAAGTCTTTGAATGACAATTTGCCGGTGCGCACAAAATTGTCCAGCGCCGAGCTCATGTTGTTGGTGAAAGCATTAAACGAGTCTCGTCCCATCTGCGCCGAATTGTTTAGGTTGTCGTTGAATTGTCTAAATGCATCATTCCATCCGTAGCCAAAGGTTTGTTGCATGGCTGTGGTTTGATCTTGCAAAGCAATTGTTTCTCGGCCAGCCTTGCGCAGCGCAGCCGCGTACAATTCGATTTGATCAACCGGCACCCCCAATGCGTTAGCCTGACGTTTGAAGTCGACGATTTTGGCTTCCAAATCGAACTGCGCCATCAGAGATGCTTTTGTATCGGAGGAAACAAAGGCCAGTTGATTTTCATATCCAAGCCGATCGTTGGCCAGCTTTGCCAGCCGCCCTTCTTCGCGCACTTGCAGCCCCAACGAAAGGGCCAGTTGATCGGCGGCCAATCCGATGTCGGCAGCCTCTTTGGCTGTGATGTCTTCGTTGTCGGACAAATGCCCGTATTGAGCTAGGATCAGTTTCTCTTCTTCTTCGAGCGCAGTTTTCTTTTGCGCTAGCCGGTCTTTCTCTTTTGCCATCGCTGTTTGCTGCTTGGCGTCCTGCTCTACCCTTGCCCGGTCTTGTGCGGCCAAACCCGAGGTGGCGTCTTTCGCGGCTTTTGTGGCGGTGTCTTCCATAGACTTCAAATCTTGGGCGAGCTTTGAATTGATTGTCGCCAACTTTTCTTTTCGGCCGATCTCGATTAGCGCCAGGTCATTGGACAAAGCGTCTTTGCCAGTTATGTCCAGCAGAATTGCATTCCGTTGTCCCTCAAGCGCAAGCAACGTCTTGGCAAGCCCAATTGCAGTGCGCTTGTTTTGGGTCTCGTTGCTGACTGGGGAAGTGCCCGCCGCTTCGGCTTTTGCGGCCGCTTCAGCCGCCATTTTTTTGTCGTAGGCAGGAACCTTGGACTTCCCCCCATCATCGCCGCCGCCGCGGGTGGGCGCGTCGCTGCTCATGTACATGAACGCACCAATTCCCCCGACAACGCTGACCGCCTTGAGAATAATCCCGACAGGCGTCGCCCCGCCCGCCATCAAATTAAACGCTGCGCCGGCAGCGGTTGCTGCGCGAATGGCGGCGCCAATTTTGACAATCTGAGCTGCTACAGCGCCAATGCCCAACACAAGAGCTGCTGAGCCCAGGCCGCGCAAAATTTTCTCGAACTCTTTAACTGTGAGAATTTTCGTGCCAACAATCGGTTCAATTACGGCAGCGAACGCAATGGTCAAATTGGCGAGATTTGCCTTTGTGGCGTCACTTATTTCGCCAACAGTTTTGATCGCGGCGCTGTACTCATCAAATGCCGAAGTGCTCTTTTGAAGCGCAGCGGCCATAACATCCATCGTTAAGCCGATTCCCGCTTTGCCGAAAAAGTCTTTAATGGTTTTGGTTTTTTCGAATTGATCGCTGATGTTGCCAAACCCTGCCGCCACGCGCTGAATGGCTTCGTATGGGCTGAGTCGCTTTAGGTCGGAGAATGTGATTCCCAGCTTGTCAAATTTGGCGATCGCAGAATCTGTGCCCTGTTTGGCGTCATCGATTTTGCTAAACAAAGTGCTCAACACCTTGGATGCAGAATCGGCTTGGCCGCCTGAGGATTGAAGGGCATCGCGGAACAGCAGAATCTCAGACGTTGTAAGTCCGTAGCTGCTGGACAAATCAGACACTTCGTCGGTCAGCGATTTGGCATTTTGGTAGAGCGCCGCAAACCCAACAGCCACGCTCGCCGAAGCGATGTTCTTAAAGTGCTCACCAATAGACTTGAGTTTGCCACCGAGTCGGTCAAACTCTGCTTGCAGCGCTTTGGCTTGCGCTTTGGCGTGGTCTGTTGCTTTGTCCCATTCAACGGTAACAAGGCCGAGCTTTACAGATAGCGAACCGATCACAGCCATAAATTATCCCTTCGCTGCCTGCTTTGCAAACGCCTCGATAGCGGCTGCCAGTTTCGCCTCAAGAATTCTTGGGACGACGTTAAGGTTTTGTTCTAGCGCCGCGCGCATAAAGGGGCGGCGTGGCGTGCGCGCGTTGCCGAATTCCTGTGACACAGGGACAGGTTTTTTGTTTCGCCAAACATTTTGGAATCTGCCTTTGCGGTTCAGAATTACGTGCAGCTGGGAATCATCACGCAGCGTGCTCACGGTAACGCGAGCCATGTAAATTTCGCCCGGAACCCAACGCGAGTTTTGTTTGTCGCGAGCCATGGGCCGATGCACCCGCATGTAAATGTGCGCCGCCATCTGGCCTGTGTCTTTGGGGGCAAAGTCTTTGGCCGATGCGAGCACAGGCGCAAACGCAGCCTTCATCGCTTCACGCCAGACGCGATCCGTTTTGCCTTTGCCCACCTCTTCCTTTAACCGGTCCATGG